TTTCAGAGCAACCTCAGAACGCTACCAAGAGATGTTTGGATTTGGCGTTCGTCACGTAGTGACGTGGTCGGGACAAGCTTGTTATATGCTCATGGAAAGGGGCGCTGAAACGGACTTCGAGATCGAGAAGTTCCAAGATCGAGCGAAGATGAAGCTCATCGAAACAGAGGAGGTTTGAAATGGCCAAGCGAGTAGTCCATAAAGCGGACGGAAGCAAAGAGACCATCGACATACAGCGATTCAAACAGGCGAAGAACAAGGGCGGAAAGGTGCCGTTTGAGTTCAAGGAGGTTGTGCCCTTGACGGATCAAGAGTACAAAATCACCAAAGAAGGCATCTGCTTGTATGACGAAGAACCGGCCGTTGAGAGCGGGCTCGATGATGATGGCCTTCTCTTCGCCCGGTTCTCTCGATTTATGCAGGTTGGTATCGAACATGTGTTTCGGTACATACATCTTTATCAGCTCATCAAAGCCAATAGCGTCGTGCTCGATGCTGCTTGTGGATACGGCGAGCTGGGGAAATTATTGTACACCGAACGGAAAGCTTGCACCTATGTGGGCATGGATATCGCTGGTAAGAAGTTGAAGGCGGCTATCAATTTGAGGTGGGGCCGTTCGCCTACCCTTTTCATACAAAGGGATTTGTCCAGGCCACTTCCCTTCGAGGACGACACATTTGATTTCGCTGTTTCTACCGAATTCATCGAACACGTACCGAAGAAAAACGCGATGGATTTTTTGAGAGAGGTCGTGAGGGTGACGAAGAAGGGCGGGAAGGTCATCATAACCACCCCGAACAATGAATGGGGAGAAGTCGATCCGGTCCATCCGAATGAATATTCATATGACGAAACCTTGGATATGGTCAGCGAGGTCGGACTGAAGACAGTAGATACTTATGGGCTGAAGCTCCGAGGGAACGTGAGAGAATGGGACAAAAAATTCGGGAAGAACGCCATTTGGAAGTCGCTGCGGGCGGCGTATCCGTCTATTTGGGCGAAATGTATGCTGGCGGCAGTGCTTCCCGAAGAAAGCATCTTTTGGAGCTTGGTAGCAATTAAACCTTGAAAGGAATGGTGAAACATGAGCAGGGAGCAACCGAAAGTAACGTTGTTGACTTGGACAAACTACCCGTTGGAAACCGTTTACAGCGTTTGGGAAGCGAGCAAAGAGACAATGCCGCTCCGGACGCCGGAAGAAATCCATCGGGATGTGGACAAACACGAGGTTGAGGAGTTGTTTCGGGCGGTGATAGCGCAACATATTCCAGTAGGAGAGCACATCGACTTCGTTTTCATGATGGAAGATGTAAGCGTGAGTTGGCGGGAACAAGCGGTGAGACATCGTATCGGAACGAAGCCAAGCCCGGAACGCCTCGGAGCGGATATGGTGATGGTCGATGAGTTTCCGAACTTGGCGGATTCGACTTGGTGGTCGCAATCCATGAGGATTATGGATATGGGCAAATTTGCTCAAAACCACGCATATCGTCTTCCGAAGTCCATTGCCGAACACGAGAACAAAGATTTGCACGTTCAATTCTGCGCTACGATGCAAAGAATTGAGAACACGTACAATCAGCTGGTGGCCGCCGGCGTTCCGATGGAAGACGCCCGAGAGCTAATGCCGTTGGGGTCCCAACACAGAATTAGCTGGAAACTCAATCTTTCGGCGATCCAACATATCGTAGGAAAGCGCGGTTGCTGGATTCTTCAGCTTGGGCTTTGGGGGCCGATCATCATGGGGATGATCGAAGAGATGGTGAAGAAAGTGCACCCTATTTTCGCCGAGCTTGTGACGCCTCCGTGTCTCAAGGGCGATGCTTATAAGGGATGCGTTTATATGGAGGAATGTCGAAGGCGGTTGACGGAAGATGACGCCTTGCCGCCTTGCCCGCTCCATCTCTCCTACGAAGAATGGCAAGTGTCGATGAACGGGGTGGCCGAGGAATGGTTGCAAAAGCATCAATGGCCGAGGAAAGAAGAAACTTTGGCCCGAGCCAAGGAGTATGAGAAGTTCTGGAAACGGAACCCTTGGACGGGACGGAGGCTGTAATGATCATCCTTCTCGAAGGCGTCAACGGAGTAGGCAAGACGACATACGCCCGGCGATTGGCTGAAAAGTTGGAGTTGAAGGTGTATCGAGCCATGAGAAGCGACGATGACGAAAACCACTGGGGCGTATCGGACAAGCATTGGAACGAGCTACAAGAGCGCCTTGCCAAGGCCGAAGTGCCGATCAATACGCACGTGGACGATCTTTTCGTCGCTGATTTTATGGCGGCGTTCGAACCAAGTGTGATTTTGGATCGCGGTTTGTATTCGGCTATCGCTTATGGAGAAACGTACCATCAACCGTTCAGCCGTTATGAATCCGATATCAAAGAATGGATCATTCGATTTTGGGAAAGTCGGATGAAAAAGGCGGGCGCTTTTTTGGTGCACATGACGGCATCGTATGAGGCGGCGAAGGAAAGATGCGAAGGCAGATTCTGCCCAAATAAACAAGAATACCATCGGCTACAGAACGTGTTTGATAAGTTATTTCGTAGGAGCAACCTAACCAAAATGGCGGTCAACACGGAGAAGGTGAAGTTGGAGGATGGTGTGGATTGGGTGATTCGAGCGACTTCTTGATCGCTGCTCCAAAGGGAGAGCGCTATGCCAAAATTGAAGGAGTTGAGACGATGGTTGAGAGGCGAGAAGATGCCAGGCTTGCCGGAATTGCCACTTCCACCGGAGGACGCCGAAGAAGCAGCCAGGCGAATGCGCCAGGAAGAGCGAAAAGCGGGCAAGGAAGAGACGAAAAAAAAGGCCATGGCTCGAAGGCTTGATCGGGAAGCGAGATCAGAGATGAGAACGGCTTTCCGGAAGCGAAGAGCCGAAGGCAAGATCAGAAGGGACCGGGTGGCGGCAAGCCGGGATCGAACAAAAGCTAAGTACGATGAAGAATTCACGGACGCTCAATTGAAATTCGGCAAATACAAAGGCCGATGGATGAGTGAGATAATCAAAGAGAATCCCGGTTATTTAGAATGGATATTGGAGCAAGAGTTCTCGGATCTGCTCAAGAGCGTGGCGGCGTATCAGTTGGAAAGGGCCGGTTTGGTGGTATGAAGAAAAAAGATGATTTCGTGCATTTACACACTCATTCGGATATGTCCCAGCTGGACGGTTGCGGAAAGATAGGTGATTATGTTGACGAAGCCGTCAAGAGGGGCCACAAGGGGATCGCCTTTGCTGAACACGGCACGATGAGAGGCGTTTACACGTTGCTTACCGAAACCAGAGACAAGCCTATTAAGCCCATATACGGCGTGGAGTTCTATGTCTGTGGCGATATGGATAGGCGCGGTATAACGGAAGAAGAGAAGGCCGACATCACCAAGGGGCTGAAGAAGACTGAAGCGAGGGACGCCATCAAGAAGTATGAATCTGAGATGGGCTTTCGAGATCGGTGGCACTTGACGGTGTGGGCAAAGAACAACGTAGGGCTGCGAAATCTGTATAAATTGTCGAGCGATTCATACCTGAGGGGCTTCTATTACAAACCTCGGATCGACTTGAAGGCGCTCATAGAGCACAGCGAAGGGCTCATGGTAGGCACCGGTTGTACTTCGAGCGCCATCAACGATTTGGTCTCAAGGGGCAAGAGGAAGAAAGCGTTGGAGCGAGCCGATATGCTACACGAAGCGTTCGGCGAAGACCTCTGGATTGAGATTATGCCTCACGATTTTTTGGATCAAGTGCAAGTCAACAAGTTCGCTTTGGAGTTGAGGGATAGATTCCCGGATTCTAGGCTTATGGCCACCCAAGACGCCCATTATGTCCATAGAGAGGATAGCATCCACCATGAGGTGCTATTGTGCATCGGAACGAACGACAAGCTTTCCAATCCGAACAGGTTCCGTTTCACTGGCTCTGAGTTCCATTTCAGGACACGTTTGGAGATGTTCCAAGCCTTCCGGAAAGTACACGGTTATCTCAGCAAGGAGCAGATCAAGGAAGCGCTCGACAGTACGGTGATGTTCACCGAAGCCATAGAAACGAAGATCGAGATTGATCGCTTCAAGTGTCTTATGCCGCACATAGAAACGCCTGAGACGTACGGCGGGGATGAATATAAATGGCTCGTGGATTTGTGTAAGGAGGGATGGCACTGGCGCGAAATCAACGACCGGGCCGAGCGTTTGGCAAAAAGAGAAGGCATCAAATATGAAGCGGCCGTTCAACAATATCGTCGCCGGCTAAGAATGGAACTGAGGGCTATCAAATCGCAAAAGTTCGTGTCGTATTTCATGTTGGTTTGGGATTTGTATGATTGGGTGAGGAAACAGGGCATTATGTGTGGGCCGGGTCGAGGTTCGGCGGCCGGTTCTCTGGTTTCGTTTTTGATCGGCGTTACATCGGTGGATCCCGTAGAACACAAGCTACTTTTTGAGCGTTTCATTTCTCCGAGTCGTGTGGATATGCCTGACATCGATATGGATTTTGAAGACGTGAGGCGCCAAGAGATTATCGAACGCTTGAGGGACAGATACGGCCACGACAAGGTGGCACAGATAGCAACGGTCGGAAGACTTTCCGGAAAGCAATGCTTGAAGGACGTGTCGAGAGTGTTGGAAGTGCCGTACGCCGAAGTCAACCAAGTGACCAATTCGATCATCGAACGGAGCAGCGGTGACGAACGAGCCAGCCAAACCATCGAAGACAGTTTCAAGGATTTCAAAGTATGTCGAGAATTCAACGCCAAATATCCGGACGTGTTGAAACATGCCAAGTGCCTGGAGGGCATGGCTAAAAACTTGGGCATACATGCGGCGGGCGTGGTTACATCGCCGGTTCCGCTTACAGACCTTGTCCCGCTGGAGATTCGCAAACACGACGGGCGCGATGTGGTCGTGACGGCGTTGGATATGCACGGCGTTCAAGCTATGGGTTTGTTGAAGTTGGACGTTCTCGGATTGAGGACGCTTGCTGTGTTGAAGGATGCTTTGAATTTCGTGGAGAAGAGAACGGGCAAAGAGATAGACTTGGAAAGGTTGGTTCTTGACGACAAGGAAGTGTTGCAGGGCTTCACCGACCACGATTACATCGGCGTCTTTCAATATGATTCGCCGAGCGCTGATAAGATATGCGAGGGCGTCCAATTCATAGACTTCGAGGATGTTGCCGCGATGACGGCGCTCAATCGGCCCGGAACGGCTCGGAGCGGCTTGGCTTCGCAATATGTGGCGAGAAAGAAAGATCCGAGGAAGATCAAGGAAACGGCATTTCATCCGAAGGTTTCCGAGATCACGAAGGACACTTTGGGGATCATTGTGTACCAAGAACATGTCATCCGGATCTTTTCCGAGATCGCCGGATTCGCGCCGGGAACAGCGGATTCACTTCGCAAGAAAATTGCGAAGAAATGGGGCGATGAAAGTATCGGTCGAGAACGAGAGCGTTTCATCAAGGGCGCTGTGGAAAAGACGCCTGGGATGACGGAAGAGATCGCCGGGAAGTTGATGGACGCCATCACCTTCTTCGGGTCATACGGATTCAATAAGAGCCACGCAACCGCGTATGGGATCATCGCTTACTGGTGCATGTATCTGAAAACCTACTATCCGCTTGAGTTCTACTGTGCCTTGATGAAGAATGAACCGGATCGATTGAGAATACAACGGATAGCGAAGGCCGCCAAAGAAAGAGAAGTGGATATATTGCCGCCCGATGTAAGCGTATCGGGAGTGGTGTTTACCATTGACTACGACAAAGACGCGATCCGAGGTTCTTTGATAGACATCAAGAACGTGGGAAAGAAGGGCGCTGAGTCGATCATCAAGAATCAGCCATACGAAGATTTCATCGACTTTTTGAAGCGGGTGAATAGGCGCCAAGTGAATCGAAGAGTGGTTGAGAGTTTGGTGAAAGCAGGGGCGCTCCAAGAGCTGGTGCCGAACACGAAACACTTCTTGGAAAATTTGGACGATTATTGGGCGTTGACATCGAAGGACAAATGGAAGGCGCTTCGAGCGAAGTTGGAAGAGTCGAAAGGTGAATCGGACTATCCCGATGAAGACAAGATGTTGGTGGCTTCAGAAGTGTGTCCGTTGGCTTTCGGTAAGCATCCGATGGACGCTTACAATGATTTCTTCGAGAGGCACATCCGGGTTCCTATCAAGCTTATGGGCGGAGAAGACTTCTTTCACGACGCCGGAAACACGTGGATCGCGGGCGTAGTGGTAGAAGTCAAGTACAACCAAGTGGGGGATTTCCACTCAGGAGAGCTGCCGGATGAGCTAGAACGGGCGAAGATGATGTGGGGCCGTAGGTACGCCAACGTCAACATTGAAGATCAGAGCGGAGTCCAAAACCGGACGAAGGTGGATTGGGACATTTTCGATGATTATCGGGCGGTGGTGGATTCTGGTATTGGAACGCCGGTTTTGGCGCACGTCACGATCAACAAGAGGTATCACAACCTTAGAGCACACGTGTTGGTTGACATTGAGCAATTGAGGCGGAAGATCGGCGCGGGCGAGAAGTTGACGTTGTGGGAAGACATCGTTTGCGGCAAGCATCCGGCTTGGACCTTCCCGTGGAAGAAGAAGGCGGAAAGGGCGCTTGCTCAAGAAGACGTGGAAGTGGTCTACGCAGAATCGAAGGCGCTGGCTAATGAAAAAGGGGCGAAGGCTTTTCGATTCACGGTTACAGGACTGATATCGCACGTCAGAGAGAAACCCGACAAGCGCGGGAAAATGATGGCCTTCTTTGGCGTGCTCGGCGTCAGCGGTTATCTGGAAGTGGTGTGCTTCGCGTCATGTTGGGGAGACTTCAAAGACGCTATCAAGCCTGGCGTTTTGGCTACTTTGAAATTGAAATCGGAGGGCGGCATCTTTCTCGACAATCGAGTGAGCAAAGCCGTGACGATTGTAGATTCAGCGGAGTGAGCTTGGTCTTCGTACTACTAAGCGATCAGAAGAGGTAAGAATGGCGGGATTCAACGAGATAGCGAGAGAAGCGGGCGTCAACCCGATATATTGCCGGAGGTGCGGAGAACAATTCACTTCTAGCAAAGAGCTTCAAAAGCTGTTCGACATTATCTTGGAGAGAATCCTGAATGGCGAGCGCGTGAAGATCGTAGGCTTTGGGACGTTTTATCCAGTCGGTGTGCCGCCGAGAACCGTGAAAAGCCCATTGATGCCCGATGGCATCATGGAGTATCCGGGGCGAAGAACCATCAGATTCAGGGTTTCTGGTAAACTGAAGAAATACTTTGAAGAACAGAAGGCGTCCAAAAAAGCCAAGAACAGGAGGAAGAAGGCAAAATGATCAAATTGAATGAAGACGAAGAACAGCTGATCATAGGGGACATCAATGAGGATATGTCACAAGTGTCAGCGCAAATAGCGTATTGGGGCCGAATGTGGGCCGAAGCGGAAGCCGAGAAGGAAGTGGCAGACGCTCGATACAGGGCTTGGAGGGCGAAGTTCACCAAGAGGGTGCTGGAAGAAGGCGAGAAATTGCCAGAATGGAAAGTCAAGAATATGATCGAATCCAGCAAACAATTCTTGGCATTCAAGGAAGAATATGCCGAGGCAGTTCGCAATAGCGTGATGCTTCGAGCGAAGACGGATGCTTGTAAGGCCAAGGCTTCGCTTCTTCAGTCGAAGGGCGCGATGCTTCGTGCCGAGTTCGAGGCGACGGGGATGGCTACAAGATCGGAGAAAAAGAAGGCCGTGGAAGCGGTCAGAATCGAGAGCAAAAAGGAACGGCTGAAGGCGGCCCGTCGCCGGAAAGTCAAAGCGGAGTAGAAGGCAACCTTCAAACAAGGAGAAAAGGATCATGGCGATAAATCGAGATCGGATGAGGAAGAAGTACCAGGAGCGGACACAAGGCGGACAATTCTGGCAACCGGAAGAAGGGCAGACCAAGCTGTATCTTCACGATTGCTGCCGACCGGATGACGAGAACGAAGAAACCGAAGGCATCAACTATTTGGAGGTGGTAGTCCACTATAGCGTGGGCAAAAACAATCAGATGATCGTGTGTTTGGATCACGACAAAAATCCTATCCTACAACATCCGTTCGTGCTGGAGCAATTGAGGAAAAAGAACGTCAGCTTGGATACCAGGGGTTGTCCGGTTTGTAACGCCATCGAATCGGGAGAGTTCACCGAGGATGAAGCATCCGACAGCCGAGCGCAAAACAGATTCGTTTGGGGCCTCACACCTCATAGCTTCCGGCGTCCATCTGGCCGCGATTGGGAGCATTTGGAAATGGTTCCGAGAACTTACCTGTGCGGCAAAACCGTGTGGGAAGGTTTGGTGGACGTTCTGTTGGACTACGAAGAAATGACCGATTTCAATGGCGCTACTCTGGTGACCATCAAGAGGACCGGAAAGGGATTGGCTACCAAATATCAAGTCCAAGCTGATCCGACAACCATCAGGAAGCCTTGGAAGGCGGACAAGGCTACCCGGCGAGCTATCACGGAGGCTATGAAGCCCGGCGGCGATTGCGACCTGTTCAGGTTGGTGGCTTCTTTGGTGAAAAGTCGCAAAAAGGTCGAAGCAGCCATTGCTGGTATTGAGTTGGATACGGATGACGAGGATGATGGCGCCAGCGAGCGTCCAAGATGCTTTGGCAAAGACTGGGAGGACGATGCCGATTGTGGCGCTTGTGAGCATACGGAAGCGTGTGAAGAGGCCACGCTAGGGAAGACGAAGAAAACCAAGGCGAAGAAGACCAAGGCGAAGAAGGCGCCGCCGCCAGAGGACGATGACGACCTCGAAGACGAGGACGAGGAAGAGGCGCCACCGCCGAAGAAGTCCAAGGCGAAGAAGACCAAGGCGAAGAAGGCGCCACCAGAGGACGATGACGACCTCGAAGACGAGGACGAAGAGCCCGAAGACGAGGACGAAGAGCCCGAAGAGGACGAGGAAGAAGAGGCGCCACCGCCAAAGAAGACCAAATCCAAGAGGCGAAAGGCGAAAGAGCCCGAACCCGAAGAGGACGAGGAAGAGCCCGAAGAGGACGAAGAGCCCGAAGAGGACGAAGAACTTGACGACGAAGACGCGGAAACCGAGGCCACGTTGGAGAAATTGGATGCTGAAATCGCAGCCATAGCTTCGAAGAGAAGCAAGAAAAGGAAAGCGTAACACATGGCCGTTCCTAAAAAGACAAAGGCCAAGGCCAAGGAGGTTCCGCCTGTGAAAAGCAGGCGGGCCTACTTGACCGAATTGGTCGATGACCTCTCGAAGGTGGCCGAAGATCCGGGCGCCGTGCAAATGTTGGGTTCCGATGGTTTGGCTATCAAAATCCGGGGCGTTACAAGCACGCAATGTCCTACGATTGATCACGCTATTGGGCGAGGCGGTGCGCCTTGGGGCCGTCTTACTATCATCCACGGCGCTGAGGGCTCCGGAAAAACAACCTTGGCACTTCACTTGGCTGCTGAAACGCAAAGACGTGATGGCGTAGTTTTGTATATGGACAAGGAATACAAGCTTGATCCGGAATACGCCAAGAACCTTGGCGTGAATGTGGATGAAATGATCTTATCACAACCGAGAACGTTGGAAACGACGTTCAAGATCATAGAAACTGCGATCAACAAAACCATCGCCCGAAGGAAGGCCACCGGAGAATCTGTGCCCATGATGGTCATACTCGATTCTATGAATGCGGCCCGAACGAAAGCAGAGATCGAAGGCGAGTATGACGATCATCATATTGCTTCGCAAGCCCGAGTGTATTCCCAAAGTTTGCCGAAGATCATACCGTTGGTGAGCAAGGCAGATGTGGCTCTTGTATTCATCAGCCAGGTTCGGGAGAAAGTTGGCGTGATGTTCGGAGACAAGCACGACATCGCGGGCGGGAAGGCGCCGAAGTTCTATGCCAGCTTAATCATGGAGGTGATCAAGAAAAGTTCGATCAAGAAGGGCACAGATATCATAGGCAATCGAGTCGAAGTGTATGTGCGAAAGAACCAGATTGCGCCGCCGTTCAAAAGGGCCCAATTCGAGATCTACTATGGCCACGGCATCGATTACAACAGGGCGCTTATTGAAAGGGCCGAAGAACTGGGCATCGTGGAGTTGGGAGGTTCTTGGTATTCATACGGCGAAGAGAGGTTGGGGCAAGGAATGGACAGGGCGGCGGCGGCATTGGTCGAGAACCCCAAGATGAAGGCGAGGATGAAAGCCGCCGTGGAGAAAAAAGATGGATACGGTGGATAAGATGGCGCGGATGTGGACCAATCGGGTCGCCGAAGAGGTGGAAGCCAATCGAGGCGTGCCAAAAATGAGCAAAGGTTGTCAACTAATCATCGCCCGGATGTGTTCTTTCATACTGGAAAGTTGGAAGGGCGAAGCCGAAGCGCTCGAAGGCGACGCAGACATCAACTTCAAAACGCTGTACGCGATGAACAAAGAAGATGCGCAAGCAATCGTCGCCGCTATAGCGGAGTTGTTGTGTAAGACTTCGAGACTAGACTTCAGCTTCATGGGCCATCAGAGGCCGACAGATGTCATACAATAGCCTACAAGTCTTGATGACCGCAGATATACACTTTAACAATCGGCTGCCTCACTCGAAACCGATGGAAGACGGCGTTTCTGATCGGATGCGGGATCAATTGAACGTATTTTGTCAGATGGTTGATTATGCCGTTGAACATGAGATCGAACATCTGTTCGTCCTTGGTGACGTTTGGGACAAATCGACCTTGGACGCGGTGACTCTTCGTCACACAATGGAAGTGATGGTGAGCGCAGCTCCTTTGAATATTTGGATTCTTCCAGGTAACCATGATCTCTACTCGGCGGCCGGCTACAAGAGTTTTGCAACGGACGTGTACGGGGTTTTGGAGAAGGAGCACATCCATTACATGGAGACGGGCCGGCCTATCGAACTTGAATCGTGGTTGAAGCTTTGGCCGATGGAGTACATGAAACTTGAAGAGGCGGCGAAGACGCTTGGCGACATAAGAGAGAATCTGGACGACGATGCTTTCAATTATTTGATGATGCACCAATCCGTTCTTGGATGTACGCACGGCGGTTGGGTGTGCGACGATGGTTTGGAGCCGCACTTGGTCTGTGGGGGTTGGGACTATGTGTTTTCCGGACATTTCCACGACGTGCAACACTTCGGAGACAACGGGCGCTACCTCGGAGCGCCGATGCAGCATCATTTCGGTGACGTGGGAAGAGACAGGGGATTTTGGAAGATCACCTTCAAGGAAGACCGGCCGGAACCGCAGATGGGGTTCATATTATCAGAGGCGCCTCGATTCTGGAAGACGGCGAAGCCAAGGATGCCGAGAAGGGGTGGGGACTATCCGCAAGCCGGTGATTATATCTGGGCGCAGGCCGAGATGGATCCTACAGAATGGGCGAAGAAAAGACACGCTTGGGAGGCTTGGGCCGAAGAACAAAAGGATTTCCACATTTCCATCAAGTTCAAGCCGAAGAGGGATGTGACGGCGGCCAGGATGGAAGTCAAGCCCGAAGAAACGAGCGCGAAGGACGCTATTAGCAAATACATCAATGTGGCGGCCAAAGACTTGGAGCCTTCCAAAATCGACTTTGAGCGGTTGAAGCAGGTCGGGTATGAGATCTTGGAAGAGGTCGAAGCCGAAGCCCGAGAAAGGTTGGGCTGATGGCGGCACTTGAATGGCTGGAAATCCGAGATTTTTGTTGCATCAAGAGAGCGGCCGTTAAGCTGGATGAACGCGGCTTGGTGCTATTGGTGGGCGAGAATCGAGATTCAGACGCGGCCGACAGCAACGGAGTAGGTAAAACCACTATATTCAAAGCCCTGACTTGGTGTCTCTTCGGAGAGACCATCGATGGCGACCGATACGATGAGGTGATTCGATACGGCGAGAAGAGCGCCGAGGTAAAGGTGAAGACCACGGACAATTGGTGTTTCACAAGAGGGCGCAAAAAGGGTTCGCCTCAATTGTCCGTGTCGAGGTTCGGCGAAGATGGCTGGGTCGATGCTTCTGGGAAGGCGAAAGAACTTCAAGCAAAAATCATCGAGATCATAGGGTTTGACTTTGAGACTTTCCGGAACACGGTTTTGTATGGGCAGAATGATTTGTATCGGTTCGCCGATCCGAGAACGACAGACAGCCAACGGAAAGCGATCCTCAACAAGCTGTTGAAAATAAGCGTGTTCCGAGAGTGTGAGAAAAAGGCAAGAGAGAAGGCGCGGGCGCTTAGCAAAGAGATTGACAAACACGAAGAACTCATAGAAAGGCTACAAGCCAAAGTCGATGAGCACGACCTCGAAGAGATTCAATACAAGATAGACGCTTGGGAAGATGATCGGGAACGGCGAAGAGAAGCGCTGGTGGCGAAGGTTCGGAAGTACAAAAAATGGGCGACGGAGGCCGAAACGAAGGCCGAAGGGCTCGAAGAAGAGCGAAAGCGAGAAGCCGAGCTTGAAGCGGCGTTGGAGAAGCGAGCCGAGATCGAAGAGCAACTCAAGGCATATCGCTCGAAGGTCGTGGAGGAAAAGGACAAACTCAACGCCCTTCGCCGGAATGCAGACAAGTGGGATGTGGAGATTGAAAAAATCGAAGAACAGTTGGGGCGGGTTTCCGGGGATAGGTGTCCAACATGTAACGCATCGCTCAAGAGCGGAGCCGGCAAAAAGTTCGTGGATGGGTTGAAAACAGAGCTTTCCGGAAACGAAGCCACCAGAGGCGAGATCCAGGAAGACATCGATCAACAAGAAGGCGAATTGGAAGAAGCGCAAGAGGCTTGCGAGAAGCTCAGGAAAGAAAGAAAGCCATACGACGATACAGAGTCAGAGTTGAGAGATGTTTCTAGGCGCATTTCCGCTGCGAAGGCAGCCATAGAGAAGGCCGACACGTACATAGAAACGGCGAAAGAAGCCTTGAAAGAGGCCAAGGGTGTGGCGAATGAATCAAACCCCTTCGAGGGCGACTTGGAGAAGGCGAAAGCCCGTGTGAAAGAACTCAAGAGCGAGAAGAAGAAGCTGAGCAAAGGTTTGCGAGTTCTTGAAGGCGAAGCGATCCAATATGACTTCTGGGTGAAGGGTTTTTCGGGCCAAGGGCTTCCGAGCTATATGATGGACAGCGTGATGCCCTATCTCACCGAACGGGCGAATGAGTATCTGGACATACTTTCGGATGGCGATATCACGATGGAGTTCTCGACGTTGAAGGAAACGAAGGGCGGCCACACCGTGGATCAAATCGACATTCGATGGATCATAGAAGGTTATGAAGGCGTCACTCCGAGCGGCGGGCAAAGAAAACGTATGGAACTGGCGACGGATTTGGCGTTGATGGACGTAGCGATGTTGTATTCTTCGGCGAAAGAAAGGCCGGGGATGTTGATGATAGATGAGGCTCTTGACGGTTTGGACCGAGAAGGGCAAGAGAGGGTTCTCAAACTTCTACAAGAGCAAAGAGGGAAACACGGCAGTATTTTCGTGATAAGCCACGATGCGACCATATCGGATTCCTTTGATCACGTAATAAAATTGACAAAGGATGGTGGAATAACTGGTCTGGAGGATTTATCATGAAAAAGACGAAGACTGTGTTTTTGGCGGCATTGGTCGTCATACAAACGATTCTTTTGGTATGGAATACACACCACCTGGTGTTGGCCGAGGTCCGCTTGGAGATGGTAGAAACAAATTGCCAACTCCGCAAGTCGTTGCAGCGAGTGACGGAGCGGTATTGTGCCGTGAGAACGAGATTGGGAGAAGCGTATCGCATAACGCTGGCAGATGTGCTAGAGAGGACAAACGTTCTCAGACAGCCTGGTAGCGCAGCGTTAACAGTGCTACAAGCGTACGACACGATCCCAGATCCCGTGAAGCTCGGCATAGGAGGGCCGGCGCCGGGCGAAGTGGAAAAGCCTATGGGCAAGAAGCCATAGGGACGCGGAAGGGGCGTGGCTTATGTTAGAGCTAGAAACTACACCGGAGTTGCATTTTGGTTTCAACGAGAAAAACGGCAATTTGGAATTGAAGCTAAGGGTATGGTCAGATGATGATATGCCTTTGAAGGACGATAGGATCATGGCCAAGATCTGGGGCGATCCCGAGCACGCCGCCAGGGTATATGAGCAAACGGCCTTCCCGAAGCCTATCATTTGGGATTTCTCGAAAGATAAAAAGGGGCGTTTTTTTCCTAGAAGGTTGACGGGCGCCGATAGAGCATCTTTTTTTAAGTCTTCCAGGGAAGTGAGATTCCAGCCCGGCACGTCTTTGTTTATCAAAGAAGAGCTGAAAGATCATATGATCGTTGAGCTCGAAGAAATCGACTTAATGGAGATGGTGGATGCCACGCCAAGGTCCGAAGACGAAAGGGAACTGGTAGCGGCAGCGCTGAAAGCATCTCCTGAAGAAGCGGATGGCGTTTTTGAACAAGCCTTGAAGGATGCAATTGAGCGAGGCAGAAAGGTCGATGACGGGTTCATTTTACAAATGTCGGAAGAAGTGGAAAGCAAGACGGCTCCGAAGAGAAGGGCACGCCATTATCGGTTGCGCTATGTGTCTCGAAAGAAGGTGCTGTGTTATCCGTCTGTGAAATCCGACAAGGTGGAATTTTCTTTGGAATTGAATCCGACCTATCAATTGTGGAGATGGATATGGAAAAACCACGCCTTGTCTCCGAAAGCGATGACTTCATATAGCAAGAAAATAGATCTTGGTTATCGCTATCGCATGGGCACGCTGTATGAGGATTATTTCGAGCCTAAGTATAAATGGGGGCTTGCCAATTCAAAAGAGTTTGGCGGCACTTATAACTTGTACCGGCAGTATTATCTGTGGCCTATGAGGATTTTAAGAGAACTTGGATTGCAGAGGTTTGATGGTACGTCTTGGAGACTGAAGTGAAAAAGAAAAAGGGCATCAAAGTGCACGGTTGGGACCTCGCCTTGAATCACGCCGGATTTGTAGAGCTGGTAGACGGCGAATTGAATGACTTTTGGTACGTGACAGATCTCGCCGGAAGCGCCGGGCGCTCGAAGAAACACGGCACAAGATTGGTTCCGGCCAAGACGAAAGATCGCCAAGAGCGAGCTATGATCCGGCTCGCATGGTGGGAGCATTTCATCGATAAGCGGATATTGATGCCTCGCAAGCCTGATTTCGTAGGCATCGAAGATTATGCGTTGGATGCTTCGCATGGCGCGCATTACAAAGGCGAGCTGGGCGGGATCGCTCGAATCTTGTGTTGGTTTCGGGGCACGAACTTCCGGTTACATGATCCCATATCGATCAAGATGTTTGTTTCACACGACGGAACGTGCCAGAAGGACGGGATCGAAAGGGCCGTGAAGAAGCGCTGGGGCGTAGACTTCGACAAGTTCAACCAGCCGCCATCCGCTCCGACGGCGAAGAGGCCGAACCCGAGGCCCAACCGACAGACCAGCGAAGACTTGGCGGATGCGTTCGGAGTTGCTTGGTTGGTCTGGACGGAATACTTATTGAGAACTGGTCAAATGATGCTCTCGGAACTTCCGGAGAAGGAAGTCAGAGTGTTCAATCGCATCACCAAGTCGTATCCGGTCAACCTTCTGGAACGAGATTGGCTCAGGAACGAAGAAGGTGTCAAGACGCCACACGGAGAAAAAGTTTGTCCAAGGTGTGGTTCGAGGAAGTGTTGTTTGGCCAAGATAGGAAGGGTGAAAGCGAAATGAACCGATGGAATAATATCGGCGCTGGTAGAAGTGATGGCGATGATCCTTTTTATTTGACAGCCGTTCCAAAAATCAACGAGCGGACTGGTGAATTGGTAGAAACGAAAAAGGCCAGAATGTACGTGATAAACGGCGGAGAAGGCGAGTTGTGGATACCATTGTCGCAGATCATAGACGAAGACGAAAACTCAGAGATTGTGGCAATTACAACTTGGTGGGCTAGAAAGAAGGGCTTGGCGTGAGCGATCATCTTCTCATATTGGACGGTCGGCATCTGTTGTATCGAACGGCCGATGTGTTCCGTGACTTGTCCTACGAAGACGAGAGCGGAGAACACCATTCCATCGGCGCCATATATGGATTTCTGTCGGTGATGTTGAGCGTCCATAGGCGCTGGGGCGGCGTGGTAGTAGTCGCTTGGGAAGGCTCCGGCAACTTCCGATATGAGATCTATCCGGAATACAAGGCGAAGAAGGAAGCGCCATCAGCCGATCAAAAGGCTATGTATGAGAGCATGGACAAGCAGGAGGCCGAACTCAAAACCATTCTCAAGCACTTGGGCGTTCGTCAATACGAAGGCCGAGGATGTGAAGCGGATGACGTGATGGGAACGATTGCGGCGAAGATGGCGGAGAAAGGGCGCCGAACGATCATTTACACCGGAGATTCGGATTTGAGACAGATGTGTGACGAATACATCAAGGTGGTAGCGCCGGGACGGAGGGGCAAAGACACTTCGTACGACGAAGAGATGGTGAAGGCCAAGCACGGCGTAGCGCCGGCAGATCTCGCCTTGATGAAAGCGCTCGCCGGTGATGGTTCGGATAATATACCCGGCATATCTGGCGTAGGTCCAAAGAAGGCGATTGCGTTGATAGAGAGGTATGGGACCTTGGCGAACATACTGAAGGCGGCCAAGGAAGACCATGAGGCATGGCCGATCCCTGAGAGGTTTCGGGCACCGATAGTCGAAAAAGCGGCCGAACTGAAGTTGTACTTTCGGTTGACCACGATATTGAGAGACGCTCGGATGAGACATATCGAACCCGAGCGAAGCAAGATCCGAGTTTTGAAGAAGTTCAAAAAGTATCGTTTCAGGAGCCTTTTGGCGCCATTGGAGATGAGACAACTTTTGGCTCTTCGAGGCGTGGCGGAAGGGTAGCGATATGGAAGTGGGTGTGAAAGCGGTGTATGCTGCGATAGATAAGCTGGAAGAGGACTGGGCGAAGTGTAAAAAGTGCCGCTTACACGCCAATCGCGACAAGATGGTTTTCTGGAGAGGTTCGCCGGAAGCAAACATCATGTTAATAGGTGAAGCGCCTGGCCGGAACGAAGACGCGAAAGGCTCGCCTTTCATAGGCCAATCAGGAAACATCATAGATGAGTTCTCTGAAGCGGCCGGGCTCAAATCCAACGAAGACTTGTTCATCACGAATTTGGTCTGTTGTAGACCTCCACAAAACCGCGATCCGAAGCCGGATGAAGTGAAAGAATGTTGGCCACGCCTCGAAGGAATGATCAGGATCGTCAATCCGAAGGTGTTACTGGTAGTGGGAGCGCCGGCAGCTCGAAGGCTCGCCGGCGTCATACGAATCAGCGATTGGGTGGGCGAGAAAACCGAAGTTGAACTTGGGTGGGGCGAAGAGCGCTTGGTGATTCCGGCGGTGTGTATGTACCATCCGGCCTACTATCTGCGCAAAAGACAGAAATGGCTTAGGAATATGATGGTAGATTGTTTCAAGAAAGTCAAGGAGGTGGCAGATGCGCAGTTGTAAAACGAGGGTCATGAAGCGAGCAAAGCGCGGGCCAATTGTGCAAGGCGCATCCAAGCGGG